GAAGACGTTAAGGGTGTTTTAACAAGGGACTTCAGGTCTAAGATGGCATGGGCGAAGCAGTTACACGGGATAGAGATAATTCTGAGCAAATAAGGAGGCTGAATAGATTGGCAAAGACTAAAAAGGAAAATCCTAACCATCACATGGGCAAGGAGACCGGGTACGAACTAATAGACGGCGTATACCACATAGCACCGATGTATTCCGAGCATTTTGATACTCTTAATTACCGTGAGCAGGGTATAAAAAATATGCTCAACGCAGTTACAGAACACTTGGGGCTGGATACCAGCAAGAGATATGTCTATCAGCGAGGGACGTTGCGAGAAATACCAGAGGATAAGCCCCTAGAAGTAAAGCAGGAGGTGAAGGCGTGACTGAAACAAAATACCTACTTTTTGACCACCTTGAAGGGACGGACAAAAACCAGACATGGAACGTGCTTAATAAGAAGTACGGGACGTTGTTGGGAGTGGTTACTTACTATTCAGGCTGGAGACAGTACACCTTCGTACCCAGCAACGGGACTGAGTTCAACAATTCCTGCCTGCTTGAAATAGTTGGACTACTGGATAAGCTGAATGCGGAGGCTAAGCATGAGCAGAATAACGCTGGTTGAACTGACTGGACAATATGGGCAATGTACCTGCAAAAAATGCAAGGGTGTGATTAAGGCAGGCGAGAAGACGGTAATTGAACAGGTTAAGCAGTACCCGATGCATCCCAACTACTACCATGAACAATGTTTTAAAGCTAAATAGAGCGAGGTGCTAATGAGAGTTGAAGAAGCCACGCCGAACATACCAGTCTTAGATTGTATCCAGTGCAACCGCGATACACGCTCGCTCTGTGCTGGTTTCTCGTGGTACGCCTACAAGGATATAAAGTTCTGCCGGCATCAAATGAAGTGGCTGATTGAGAACCTTGAACTGTTGGAAGACGGCAGGTGGCCTGCTCATCCTCTGGTATCGGGGTACCTTGATTCCGACATCAGAAGTCAGCAGTACGGGGAGCCGGCAGTATTCCGGGTGATTGCTATTGCAGGGGAAGTCAAGGCAAGGTTAAAACGGACCGGGGAAGATGGCAGAGACCTGGTAAAAGGAATTAAAGACAGGGACTTAAGGCTCACAGACAGGGCGTGGCTGGCTTTAAGATACATCTCAGGCTGGATTCAAAAAAGGGAAAGTTATAGTCAGTGGAAAAAGATTAGTAATTATATAGGGAAGGAGAATAAACGAATGTACGTATGTTCTAAATGCGGTGGTACGAGATGGCAGACAAAGGTAAAGGGCAAGGTCTGGGCTTGTAGAAAATGCGGGACTGAGAAACACGCTGAGGCGGTTGCGGCATAATGGACGTAATTTATATCGCAGGTAGTTACCGGTCAGACTGCGAGAATGGCGTCTTTGAAAATATCATAAGAGCCAGAAACGCAGCCGTCAAACTCTGGCAACAGGGGTATGCGGTGGTCTGCCCTCACCTAAACTCGGCTTTCATGGGTGGGATATGTGACGATAAGGCTTTTCTGGAAGGGGACTTGGCGATTCTCAGACGGTGCGATTGTATCTATCTCTTAAAAGGGTGGGAGCTCTCCCAGGGTGCCAGAGCAGAGCACGAACTGGCTGTAAAAATAGGATTGGAAATCATGTATGAAAGCGGGTAATCCGTGCGTGAATGTTAAAATTTTCGTGCCTATGTATACTTTTGGTAGGTTTTTCCCCTTGACATTGCCAATTTTGTGCCTGATAATAGCTAATTGAGGGTGTAGAACTACGCCCGAAAAAAGAATAAGGGTAACAAACAGAGCCGTTCCACACAAAAGGGACGGCTTCTTTGTTTAGAACAATATACCCGCCAAGCCTTTGTTGTGGAGTCGGCTGGCAAAGCAAAACGTGGTTGAGCAAGCGGGGATTGATATTAAGCCAGCAAACCCCGCCCTAGAATGACAGCGTGAAATAGGGGACTGGTCAACCAGAGGCGCATAATATATAAATCCTCTAATCCACAACAGGCGCAACATGGCGGGTCTTTTGTTGACCGGATGCGGAGTCATGAAAATGGCTTACCGGCGCCGCCCTGAATTTAAGGGCGGCATTTGTATTTTAAGAGGCTGAAATATGTCTGAGTTGATAGAAGAGATTGACTAAGAGTAAAGCGGTTGACATTGCCAGTTTAACCAGTGACCGGAAAGTATACAACGATGCTCCTGTCCTGAATGGTTCTACTCTGGTTATCATGGATGTTCAGGTGCCCTACCAGGACGGCGAATTTCTCTACAAAGTCCTGAGACTGGCGAGACAATGGGGAATCAAGCAGGGCATTTCCGGCGGGGACTTCTTCAACCAGTCTGCCTTCTCCTGGTTCCAGAATAAGCCGAAAGAGAACATCTGGAAGACCGAGAAGGAAAAAGCCCGGGTAGTCTTTACTATCATGCGCTTTTACATCCCGAAATGGCTGATGATACTTGGCAACCACGATGCTCTGTTGCTTAAAACGGTCAACCATCAACTGGAGCATGAGGATATCTTCAAACTGGCTGATATTACCTCCGGGGTAACAATTACGGATTATTACTACTGCCTGGTAAAAGATAAACTGGGCAACGAGTGGCGCATCAGCCATCCGCGAAACATCTCAGTTATTCCGGGCAGAGTACCGCAAGCTCTATCTGAGAAATACCAGCAGAATATTATTGCAGGACACGGGCATTTAGCCGGCGTTATCCCTTCGAAGTCAGGCAAGTTCCTCTGTATTGATGCCGGGGTGTGCTGCGACCCGCTAAGACTTGATTACACCCAGGAAAGAGATAATACCCGTCCCGTCATGAACAAAGGCGCGGTGATACTGAAAGAAGTCAAGGGGAGAATCATACCGTATCACCTGACGCCTGAGTGGACTGACTGGGACGCTATGATGAAACTATATTAAAGAAGTGGAAATGAAGAAAATTATTGGCAGGATTTTATGTTGGCTGGGATTTCACGATATGAACTTTCATTACCACCACACCGGCTGGTCTCGCAATCGTTGCCGAAGGTGCCGTAAGACGGAATATAAACAAACGGCATTAACTTAGGTTGTCAGAAGGCGACCGGCAACACCATTCAGCCTCCTTTCTTTATAAACCCGGAACGAAACAAGCGGGCAGGTAAGCCCTTCAGCAAGGCTTCTGCCCCTTCCGGGTAAAACACTATTTCTTGAGAAATATATGTCACCATACCCCCCCCTATAAGCAGAGGTGGTTAATGGTGGTCTAAAGGATAACCAATGACAAAGCGCATGAAAGCAAACGGGCATCGTGGCGCCGGCAGACCAGTCAATGTAAAGGGTAAAGCCAAATTCCTGAGACTCTATCCTCAGTGCGGCACGGTAGAGCTGGCAGCCAAGCAGGTGCCTGTAACACGTCCAACTGTCTACAACTGGATACATGCCGATGCTGAATTCGCAAAGAAGGTCGATGATATCAAGCCCGTTGCCAAGAATGTCTTTCTTGGAGCGCTTGAAGAGGAAGCCAGGCGCCGGGCAGTTGAGGGTATTGATGAGCCGGTCTTTTACAAAGGTGTCCTGGTTAATCACGTTAAGAAATACTCAGATACCCTGCTTATGTTCCTGCTGAATGGCGCTGCACCTGAAAAATACCGGCAGCGTATAGATACTGATATTACCAGTAAGGGAAATGAAATCAAGCCCCCTGTCAATATTTATGTGATTGACGCGGAGACAAAAGAACTCATGGGGAAGATAGCGGAGAGAACAGGTAAGCAAATTGGTGCCACTGAATAACTCATGGACATTAAAACTACAAGGGTATACAAAGAGCTACTCCAGGCATGGGTAGGCGGTAAGAGGCGCTTTCTCATGGAGGGCGGGACATCATCTTCAAAAACATGGACAGCCTTGCAGTTTATCCAGATAGTATCCCGGGAAGCCGAAGAACCGCTGCTTACCAGTGTCGTTAGTGAATCCCTACCTCATTTAAAGCGTGGTTGTATCAGAGACTGGTTTAATATCAGTGGCGAAACACAGGACGATAACCCTTACTGGAGCAAGACCGAGTTTACTTATCGCCGCCCGGGGTGGAAGGGTGTTACCGAGTTCTTCGGTGCTGATGATGCTTCGAAGGTAAGAGGTCCGCGCCGCGATATTCTGTTCATCAATGAGGGTAACAACATCCCCTGGGAAACAGCCAGGGGACTGGACATCCGGACCTCGCGCTTTACCATTGTAGACTGGAACCCTGTATCTGAGTTCTGGGCGCATGAGTACTGGATAAATAATCCCGATACCGCTTATTCGCATAGCACATACCTTGATGCCAAACCTGTCCTGCCGGCGCAAACCGTAGCAGACATTGAATCGTACAAAGACAAAGACCCTAAATGGTGGAATATCTATGGGCTGGGACTGGTAGGGAAGATAGAGGGGCTTGTCTATCCCCACTTTGAGCAGGTGGACGCTCTGCCACAGGGTGCGGTGTTCTACGGGCTGGACTATGGCTTCGCCTCTGACCCTACGGTACTGGTCAAGAATGTCCTTATTGGTGACAAGCTATACAGCCAGCAGATGTTCTACGACTATTCAGCTCTTACCAACGGGCAGATAGCCCAGAAGTTCAGCCTGCTGGGAATTAAAAACGAGCCAATATTCCCGGACCCGGACGAACCCAAGAGCGCCGAGGAGCTGAGACAGAAGGGCTTTAATATCCGGGAGGCTGTCAAGGGAAAGGGAAGTGTAGAGTTTGGTACGCAGAAGGTAAACAACTACTACCAGTACTGGACCAAGGACTCTCTGGAGTGTATCAAGGAACAGCGCAACTTCCGCTACATCAAGGACAAGGTAACCGGTTTATTTACGGAAAACACCACGCACCAATGGAGTCATGGCATGGCAGCAAGGCGTTATGCCTGCTCAACCTATCTGCCTGCTTACATGGGCAGTTCTAAACCGGTGAGCAATCATTAGAAAATAAAGAAGGAGGCTTAATTGAACGAAACAGGCGACAACAATGAGAACAAGGGGTTTGTCAAGGACTTCACCAAGTGCCCCGGGTGTGGCAGTACCGAGAGGTACTTCGAGGATATCCTGAAAGAGCTGAAGGAAAGGGGGCTGACAGATGCAAAGGCAACCCATTTTGACTTCCAGATACAGCAAGGATTAGCCCTGCCTCAGACCAAGATAGCTGTCATGCCCTTTGGTTCCGAGATATCGTCATTTACCCGTATCTGGGACACCTGCTGCAACTGCGGTCTGGTTTACTCTATCCATCTTGCGAAGGGGTATGCCAAGAAGTCAATCCAGTTAGCGCCTGCCCAGGCAATGCCGAACAGAGCCGAGAGAAGGCGCATGGAGAAGTCAGGCATCCCGCCACAATTTAACAATCCACTACTGAGCTGAGAGGTCCGCGAAATGCCGTATTACGATTACGAGTGCCCAGTCTGTGAATGCAGGTTTGAAGTGAGACTTGAAATAGACGATAAGTCTTTAATCAGGTGCCCGAAATGCAAGACAGTGGCTAACAGACTAATCCCCGCTATTCCCCATGTGTGGAAAGAGGGACAAAAACCCCAAGGGAGTTAATCAATGAAAGATACATGGTCACAAATAGACGACAGGATAAAAGACCAAGACGAACTGAATACCCGTCAGGACGAGACTGCCAAGCTACTTTACTGGGACGATAACCCCTATAAACTCGTTAAACCAGATGGCAAGACAGAACTGCGTGACGCTATCAGTGTCACGCCTAACCTGCCAAAAACTTTCGTTCACGGTATTGTGGCCGATTTAATGAGTGGCAAATGGCAGACGGTAGTTGAAGGTAAAAAAGTCTCAGGCAGGCAGGCTCATGTAATAGAATCTTTTATTGATGATAACTTGGCCCAGGCGGACGAATACCTGCTGAATAAATACGGTATCCCGTCTCTTCATGGATGGCTCTGTAACCATGTCTGTGTCAGGTGGGCTATTGGTGTCAGGTGGGTAGCCAGTATCGATAAGAACGGGCAGTATGAGACAGATTGCCTTGTTACTGATATGCGCTGGACTCCCTTTGTTTTGGGTAAATGGGTAGCCCCTATTTTCTTTAAGACAAGCTTTGACCTTGAGGTGGAACTTGAGGAATATGAGAGACGGGCAAAGGACAGCAAAATCGGGGAGTACATTAAGACATCCCTTGGCAATGAAAAGAATGTTGAGGTCAGGGATTACTATAGCAATGATAAACACGAACTCTGGGTAAAAAACAAACTGGTCTACGAAGAAAAGAACACACTGGGTTATCCGCCGTTTGCTATTGCCATACCCGCCAGTGGATTCATGCTGAGGGATAAAGAATACCTAAAACACGAGGGAGAGGACGCCTTATTCCTGAACGCAGGGCTTTATAAAGAGTATGCCAGGTCAATATCATTGGAAGCGACTTCAGGTTATGCAGGTCTTTATCCGGCTTTTGAAAAAGAGGTTGAGAACTTTGATGGTCAACCCAGTGAGCCGGTACCTAAACTGGACGAATCATTAAATGTTAAAAAGGGAGAACGGCATCAGCCGGTTCCCAGGGGTGATATAAACAAAGCTGGCCAGACTGCCCGGGTAGATATTCAGCAGATGATAGATAACGGAGCCCCGATTTCACCGAAACAGTATAATACCCCTCCCAGCGCGGTACTGCTGGCTGGCGAGACGGAGATGATTTCTCGGTTACAGAATGCCCGTAAAGAGGCACTGGGAACTCTCAGGAGCCAATTAGCGCGAATGATGATAGACCAATTTATAGCGCTGAGTAAAGGGAAGTCAGAAATCGTAATCGGCAAACGCGGGAAGAAAGCGAGTTTTTCTGCTTCTAAACTGGGCAATCCCGATGATTATACTATCAGCCACACCTTACTTGTTAAGAGCAAGCGGCAGGAACTGGCTAACCTGGCAGAGTTTACAGCAGCATATGACAAATTACCTCTAAAGTGGAATTTAACTAATATCCTCATGGCAGACGACCCGGACGGCATTATAAAAGACCTTGAGTTGGAAAGGGCGAAACAAATCAATCCGGCTATTACATTACTTGAGATGGCTTTAAGGTATGCCAGGGAAGCCAATGAGACAGAAGACGATATAGAAGCTGAGTTAAAGAAGCAGCAGTCGAAGATTCTGACTCACGAATACGTTACGATGATGCGACAGAGACTACAACCTGCGCCAGCTCCAGTGCCAAATGTTGAGCAGCCAAAGGGAAACAGTCAA